GAAGTGCGGGCCTGGCGCAACGACAAAAGCAAGCGTGACCGCCAGCGGCTGGCAGTTCTGCGCAGCTGGCGGTCACGCTGCCGCAGTGCCGAACTGCTTGTGCCTGGCACGTATTGGGGAACCCGCCTAGAGGTTACCGCTAGCGGTGAGATCGACTTTACCGCTTGCCAGTACCCTGCCTTGGAACTCTGGCTAGCTGTGGCGGATTATTTCAGCAAGACAAACGACCTGGAGGGCTGAGCGATGCTGGAAACTCTGACGGTTTGGGATGTGGAGCTGACCGATACGTTCGGCGGCGAGGCAAATTACAGCTGGGTGCGGCGTGATCAGCTGGCACTGCCACAGGATGCCAGCCGCAGGCAGATCGTGACGGCTGCCAAGGCTGCCTTGGGACTGACAGGCTGCCGGTGCCGGACGTTCGAGCACGGCGAGGGATTCGAGCTTCGCCCCTACGGATCGTGCACCGTGGCGTTTGTCTTGCCGTCTTACTGACTGGCACGCTCACCGATCAACGGCCCGGCACCATAGCCGGGCTTTTGTGTGCGCGGCCTGCGGCCGCTTGCGAAACGTGAAAGCGGAGAGGTTACCATAAGTGCACAACTGTTTGTGACAGTAACCGTGGAAGACTCCGCGCAGGAGAAGACTGAGAAGCCTACAACTGTGGCCAACGATGAGGCCAAGCGTTGGCGCGGTGGACGTAGCACGCAAGCCCGCATGGATGAGAGGGTTAATTACGCCTACAGCTTGCTGCTGGAGGGAAACACACGGCGAGCCAATGCTGAACTCGTCGCCTCTCGCTTCAATATCTCTATTCGTACTGCGCACGATGACATCGCAAAAGCGATGAAGCTTCTGAGAGAGGAAAGAACTGAAGATCGCGCTGAAATGTTGAACATTATCACCGCGTCACGGTTAGCTGTACTAAAGAAAGCAATTCGCAAGGGAAACTATCAAGTAGCGTGTCACCTGTTAGATAGCCTTGGGCGCGCCGCTGGGGAACTCAGTCAGGAACAGGCCGCGCAGGCTGCCCCCACGCTTCAAATCACGGTGGAAGACAAGCGCCAGGCTTGACCGCTGGCCGCTAGTGTGCAACAATGGGAGCAAGTCACACCAAGACTCCTCATGACCGAACTCGAAACCGACAATCGCAACTGGCTCGCAGCCGCCAAGGCTCAAGCCGATCTCAGCCGCGATGTTGCCGCGCTTGCCGATCGTATCTGCCGTGGCACGACACGCGGTGCTGACGACATGTCAGAACTCTGGCGTCTTGTGCGCTTGGCTCGCGAGCTGGGGGCCTGATCATGCGCCGCGTTCACCTGTTTGCCGTTCTGCTGATCGGCGCTGGCGTACTCGCTATGGGCGCCGACAACAGCCGCCAGCTGGCACGATGCGAGGCTACCGGCCGTGGCCAGGCAGAATGTCGGCTGCTGGTGTTCGGGCGTTAACTATTGTTGCAGCCTATCGCGGCCGGCGCCGGCTGTAGTGTTATACTGTAGGAGTTGAAGGGAAACCACCCCACCATGATCGACCTCACCCCCAAGCTGACCGCCACCATCGGCACCGGCCAAGACTGCGCAGCCGCCGGATACTGGGCTGTAACGTACCTGCGCCGGGCCAGCTCGCCTACTATCGTTGGCCGCATCGGTCGCACATCTAACCGCCGCTGGCACGTGGTGCTTGACGGATGCGAGACTCACACCGCAACCATGGCGCAAGCTAAGACCTGGATCAACCGCCGGGCCTGACCCGCCACCACACCGCAGGCCGGCATCACATCGCCGGCCTTTTGTTGTGACACAGTATGTCGTTACTGTTGTATCACACTATCACGTGGGGGCGGGGTTGCGATTCTGTGATGCTGTGTCGCGGCCCTGGGAACCTGCACCTATATTTCCAATTCTTTCTACTATGTAACAGGGGGTAGGGGTCCAGTTCCATAATTCGCGCACCACGACCCCCTAAAAATACGCAAGGTATAAGATAAAATACGGGTAGTCAAAGATATTCCGCATGTGGAAACCGATCCCGGACTACGAAACCGCCTACGAAGCCAGCACCGAAGGTCAAATCCGCTCACTGGAGCGCATTGTTAGCTACACCCGCCGCGACGGACGCTGCGTGCAACGCAAATACCCTTCCAAGGTGCTTACACCCGGCCTTAACAGTCGTGGATATGAAATCGTCACGCTTTGCGACGCCGATAACCGCCACCACACCCGAGCCGTCCACCGGCTGGTACTCGAAACCTTCGTAGGCCCCAAGCAGCCCGGCCAAGAGTGCCGCCATCTGGACGGCAATATCCGCAATAACGCCCTGACTAACCTCTACTGGGGCACCGCCGCCGAGAACATGGCAGACAAAATCGCGCATGGGACGTGGGTCCGAGGCAGCCGCGTCGGCAACTCCCGTTTAACAGAGCCACAAGTCCGCGAAATCAAAGCCCGCCTAGCACAAAAGGAGTCCCACGCTTCTATTGCACTAGATTATGACGTCAAGACCGTCACCATCAGTGCGATCAGCGCCGGTCGCAACTGGTCCTGGATATGAGCGAAAACACAGTCAGCCTCCGCCACGCCCAAGGCGAAGTTTTCAACTCCCGCAAACGCTTCCGCGTCCTCGTCGCCGGCCGCCGCTTCGGAAAAAGCTACTTATCCTGCGTCGAATTACTGCGTGGAGCGATAGAACGCCCCGGAGAAACATACTTTTATTGCGCCCCCAGTTATCGTATGGCCAAGGATATTGTGTGGAAATTGTTAAAAAGATTAGTCCCTAAAGCGTGGGTAAAAAGTAAAAACGAAACCGACCTAAAACTCGAATTAGTTAACGGCTCCACCATCGAATTGAAAGGTACAGAGAACGCCATGGCCCTCCGAGGCCGCAGCCTCGCAGGCGTTGTGCTGGACGAAGCAGCATTTATGGACGGCGAAGTCTGGTTCGAAGTCATCCGACCCGCTCTAGCCGACAAACAAGGCTGGGCGCTCTTCATTTCCACTCCCGACGGCACCGCCAGCTGGTTCTACGACCTCTGGTGCTATTGCGAAGAAGGCGACGCAGACTGGCACCGCTGGCAATTCACCACCATTGACGGCGATAACGTACCAGCATCCGAAATTGAAGCCGCTCGCGCTCAATTAGACGCCCGCACATTCCGCCAAGAATTTGAAGCTAGCTTCGAAAATCTATCTGGTCTAGTCGCAATCAGCTTTTCTGACGACAATGTGGATAAAACTGTGCAAGATCTTCCGGTACTTCCTTTACTACTAGGGGTCGATTTTAATATTGATCCGATGTCAGGAATATGTGCAGTTAAAAAAGGAGACGTTCTCTGGGTATTTGACGAAATAATTATGACTGGGGGTGCCACTACGTGGGATCTCTGCGAAGAAATCCAATCCCGCTACGGCGTGGAGCGCCGAATCATCGCCTGCCCGGACCCCACGGGCGGCGCCCGCAAAACCAGCGGCGTTGGCGCCACCGACCACAACATCCTGCGCAAGTCTGGTTTCACGGTCTCCAGCCCACGATCCCCCTGGAAAATCCGCGACAAAATCACCTGCGTCAACACCGCCCTCCTCGATGCATCTGGAACACGCCGCCTCTTCATCCACCCCAAGTGCAAAGAACTGATCAAATCCCTCCGCACCTTGACCTACGCCCCCGGAACCGGCCTCCCCAACAAAAACCTAGGCGTCGACCACGCCTTCGACGCCTTGGGCTACCTCTGCCTGCAAACCTTCAACCTCGCCAAACCCGAGAACCTTGGCAAGACCAACTATCGTGTGTGGTAATAGCCCTTCTGGAGCGTAATGGCCGCCAAAAAGAAGACCGCCGCCCAGAAAAAAGTCTCCAAGGTGATGCGCGAATACGGCAAAGGCGAACTCCACTCGGGCAGCAAAAAAGGCCCCGTAGTGAAATCCCGCAAGCAAGCCATCGCCATCGCCCTTTCCGAGGCCGGCATGTCGATGCCCAAAAAGAAAGCCCCCAAAAAAGGTAAAAAGTAATGGCAAAACGCGGCCTTTACAGCAACATCGCTGCCAAACGCAAGCGCATCGCCGCAGGAAGCGGCGAAAAGATGCGCACCCCCGGCACTAAAGGTGCCCCCACCGCTGCCGCCTTCAAAGCCGCCGCCAAAACCGCCAAAAAACGCAAAAAATAACCTCCCCTCATGTCTTACCTACTACATAACTCCTCTATTACCACCTCCTACGGATTCGGCACATCCGGCGGCGGAGGCGCCGCTGCTTCTGTTGGAGCAACCGACGCCTTCGGCCGCATCCGCACGTCCGCACCACTAACACTTTTCGATTCCAGCCACCGCTATAGCGACAACGGTCTGTGGGCAACCTCCACAGCAAGCGGGGGCAGCTCGACATTCGACGCCAACGCCGGCCTCGTCAACCTCGCCGTAACCACCACCTCCGGTTCCGAGGTCATCCGCGAAACCACCAAGTGTTTCTCTTACCAGCCGGGCAAATCCCTGCTGGTGATGTCGACATTTACGATGGCCGCCGCCAAAACCGGCCTCCGCCAGCGCGTCGGCTACTACGGCACCAGCAACGGCATGTACCTA